TGAAATGATATGGTTCCTCTGGGATAGTTAATGCAGTGAGCGCATCTTTGTTTTTATACAGCGCTTGGCGGTAAGTTTCTCGACGCGACTTCTCCAATTCGCTTATCATTTCAGCGAGCTGGGGAATTGTGGTTTCGCATATAACACGTGGATCGTGGGCGGATGGAAGCCCTCGGACAGCATCAGCAGGAGCACCCTCCTTACGCACTGGGCGTAAAAGAAAGTAGCGATTGGGATGCGCGGCATACCACGCAGCTGGATCAGCTGCAAGAGTGCCGTTGTCACGAGCCGTAATGTAATCGGCATTGTACACGTAAATGAGAAAGTCACGACGGCGGTTAAAACTACCGGGATCAGTAATGACACTTGACTTTGTGATGTCTTGTTGGTTAGACGTAGCGAACATGAAGCGAGAAACAAAGGCGATTCCCTTGTCAATAATGGATGCTCCTGATACAGCAGTAACATTGCTGCTGGCATGTGCATGCCATTCTTGAATGTCAAGCTCGTCCGAGCGTTGAGCAATATCATCATACATGATGATATCTTGGCCGCAATAGTTAGACCAGTAGGAGTCGGCTACATTTCGCGAATATGAATTGAGATTCTCTTCGGTAAGATGTTCTGCAAGACGAGTCATAATATAGGTCTTGCCAAGTCCTGGTGGACCATAGAACCACACACGCACCGGCTCTTGTTTGAATTGGGTCTGAATCAGCTGATCCCGACGTTCCTTGAGAGATTTAATTCCCTCAAAGATTTCGTTCGAAAGCGGCGCAAGCGAGAACATGGACTTCTCTTCGCTGGTGAGCAGTGCATACTGCTTAAGTAGCTCTTGATAATCGCGATCGACACCCTGGATGCTTTGCGTCCGCACAGCACCGAGCGTATCTTGGCGATAAGCGGTGTTAAGGTCACGCACTCGTGAGGCGAGACCATGAGCTGTATTGACCAACGATTGATATTTCTTGGCTTTAGGCGGCAGGTATGTTTCGCCAGCCATGTTGAATATGGACTTAAGAGCCCAGTCCGAAATGTCGTCG